TTTTCTTTTCCTTGCGTGAGGCAACACCGATACGGGTTAGCGTTTCACGAACTTTCAGAAAATCATCTGGTTCATTAAGAACCACTTCAACCATTTGATCTTGTGACCAACTGACTTCAGGTTCAACGAAGGTACTCATCTTTTGCCTCCAACATCAAGTTTAGATTTGATATGATTAATTTGATCTTTGGTTAGAATCTTCAACGCTTGTTGAGCCTTTTCATTACTATAACCATAGTACGATTTAACTGCATCAAGATCTTGAATTTTCTCTTTTTTAAGCCACGGAGAAAATCTTTTCCGTTTCCTCAGACTATTTAGTAAAAAATCATATTGGAGCTTTGTCGGCAACTGATGACTCATATTCATTTCATTTGCAAACATGACACTATCAATGTGTCCAGAAAGGCATTTATTAATAATGAATGCTGGATATTTCTTTTCCCATGTTGGATCAGACTCATCCATCAAATACTCTTTACTAAAGTTGATGGAATTCAGATAGTCTTTCAGTTCGTAACTCATCGGATAATATCAATAGAATCGGGGTTTCTGTTCCAAGTCTCAAGTTCAGTGCGAAGACGACCATCGGACTTGAGACTTTCATAACGATTGGAAGCCTTTTTCTTCCACCAGTTGACTAAGTTATCAAAATGGAACTTGTCATAGTTTTGACCAGGACGCAGAACTTCATCTTGTCCAAGAATTACTTCACGAGAATTCTCAAAACCATAATCTGAAATATAAAATCTCTTCTGTTCAGTCAGATTTTTTGCATTTGCAATCGCAGTCTGGAACTCCACAACCTTTTGAGAAGGTAAGCTTTTCTTGATAATTGAGATCATCTTTTGTTGAGTCTTGAGTTTCCGACTCGATGCGTCCTCCTTCACCAGACTCTGGTCGTTGTTCCTCTGAATAAACCATTTGTTTAACTCCTGAAAGATTTCGTCATGGAGCAGAGGTGTAAAGTCACTTTGAGTCAAACCCTTATACCTCATATAAGGTTTCAAACCATCATACTGCGATGAGGCTTTAGTGGAACCATAAAGAGAAGTAGTCTCAAAAGAACAAATGTCTGATCCATACTTTCTATTTAATGTCTCACGAGCAGTATGAGAACAACAAAGAAGTGCAAGGAGTTTACCTCCAAGATAATTAAATCCAAAAGGTTGAGTGGGAACAATAATGAATCCCATGATTGCATGACGATTAAACCTAGACAACTCTGGAGTTTGTCCAAGCCAATCGTTACGAGGTTTGGAGTTGATTGTGGGGGAACCAAACCGACAGAAACCAACGATCTTCTGAGTATTAGTTTCCTGCACAATCCACTTCAGGGACTTACCAGGAATACTATCTTCAATCGCATGAGAGGTGGTAATCTGCAGTCTCTCATTGAAATATTCGTTGGTAAATCCACCCTTTTCACCCGCAGGATAAACTTTGAAGTTCATGTCCTGTGGGTGCATATCAAATGCATCAAACATGTCATCCTCTGGACCAAGACCCAGAATGGAGGAAGGCATCTGATTCATTCGATCAAGTTTCACATTACGCAGATACTCATCAATCCTTCCCATGTTAGAAAAGTAATCGATGAATTTATCAGCTGCGTAAACAGCATCATCAAGTTCTAGTTGCATATCAGAGAATCAGTTTCTTTTCTTCTGGAGTAACCAATTTACTCCCATATACTTCATTATACTTCTTTTTAATAGCAGGATCAACTTCTGCAATATAAACAATGTGATTCTTTGCGATGATCAACTCAGGGATAGTTCTATCAATGACAGAAGCCCAGGGTGCAAAACCAACACGACCATCTGGACTGGGAAGAACAACTAGACCATTCTTAACGGTCACAAAGTTGTCATCTTCAGAAATAAGTTCTGCGATGACCTCTTCACCAGTTGCAATACGAAATAATTTTACTTGAATCATTTAAAGTTACACTCCACCATAATTTCCGTCAACGCCGCGAGGAGGTTGATCTCCTGGTCGGCCACAAATGCGATCTGATACTGATACTTAGCAATAATGAGCACGGCAGCAGCAATAGAAGGGCCTTCAAGGGCGCTGTAAAGAGCATCATAAACACGCCGCAGAAGTACACCAGGATCATTATCCAGGTTATTAACGACCCACTTACGTACTTCAGGGAAATTCTTTTCTTTAAGATTTCGGATAAGGTCATTGGTATTTACATCAGAAAATTCAGCAAGGATTGCAGAGTCGATCTTACCACCTGCAGAGTATCGTTGACACTCATTCAGGACTCGTCGCCAGTCTGGGAAGTGTTTATTGATAAGCTCCGCAAGTACTCTTTGATCGAATCCGACGCTCTCCGCATCCAGGATGTCCTGTAGACGCTTGAAGAAAAGTCCTGCCAATGCGGCTTTTTCTTTTCCTTTGATACCAAACTCAACGACTGCACATCGGGAGTGGAGGGGTTCGATGATCTTGTTCTTGTAGTTACAGGTAAAGATGAATCGGCAGTTGTTATAAAATGCCTCAATATTCGCCCGTAGGAGGAGCTGTACGTCGTGGGTTGTGTTGTCAGCCTCGTCAATAATGATGACTTTGTGTTTTGCGTCAGTCGCAGAAAGTGAGACGGTCGAAGCAAAGTTCTTTGCCTGATTTCGCACCGTGTCAAGAAATCGTCCTTCATCGGATCCATTAATTACGTAATAATCTACCCCAAGTTCTTCACACAGAGCTTTTGCAACGGTAGTCTTACCACAACCTGCAGGACCTGCAAGAAGAAGATTGGGAATTTCTTTTTTATTTAGAAACTCCAAAAAAGTCTTTTTGTTGGAATCGGGAAGAATACAATCCTCAATCTTGCGAGGACGATACTTCTCTACCCAAAGAAAATCAGCATTGTTCATAATAAATTATACCCAGTCAGGTTTGCGGTTAGGGGCACGAAGATAATTATCGCACACCCAAGGTTTAGATGCAATATACATCTTATAAGCATCGAAAGTTGTGATGCTTTCATCAAATTTGTATTCGTCGGGCATAGCACGAGCAAAAGGAGTCACTTTGTTTAACTTACCTTTTGGAAACAAATAATAAGCATGAGTCAAAGTACTTTCACATGAATGAGTTTTGTTATATCGATACGTATATTCTTGACAAAGGTTTAGTCCCCATTTAATCAACCAATATGCATTGTCTATTGTCTCATTAGCCCATTTAGTGCAGGGGTGATTCCTGAACGCACCCTTTTCAGTTTTGTAAGGAGTGCCATCGAGTTTGGGAAGGGTTCCATACCCATGACCCCATTTCTCAGATGCAACAATAGAAAGCATTTGACAACATTCAAGTGGCATCTTGACGATGTGTTTGTCAGGAAGACAAGTGGCACTTTCTGCTGGCCAGGGAGAAGTAACAAAGATATTCATAGTGAAAGTTGAATGATTTTGGAAGCGTCGATCACAGAAAAGAATGCTTCAAGACCAACTATATCCCATGTACGTATTTTAATTGCAAATGGAAGCATTGCAAGATTACCAATTAAACGAATCCAACATCCCCAATAAACAGAAACATATAAAATAAGGAAGTACCCCACAATTAAGCAGAGACTTCCCAAAACTCGCAATTGGTTTGCGTTCATAAAATCACTCTTCGTAGGTAGAATCAGGCTCCAGAGCAATATAATAGGTCAGATTCTTGTCTTCGGATTGGAAACGAGACAAAAGTTTACGAGAGATAACCACTTCATAAGAACCAGGAAGAATCTTGATGTTCTCAACCTTGAAGTTCAAGGTGAAAGTTCCAACGGTCTCACCGACAATCAGAGAATACTCGTTAGAAGTCTCGTTTTTCTTATCACGGACAACCAGTTTCACCACACCAGCTTCACCGACAACAGATAGATCAGGAACACCGTAAACTGCAGCAGCCTTGAGGAGTTTATCCAACTGTTGGGTATTCAGTTCGAAACAAACATCTTCAGAAGGAAGAGTGATGGACTTATCGGGAGGAGTCACGATCACTGCAGGATCTGCGAAGAAGTACTTGGAACGAGACTTACCTTCACGGATAGTCACATAACTGTCGTTCTTGAAATCCAGTTGAGGATCCTGATAGAGAGACATTGCATTCAGGAACTGGTTCAGATCGTAGATACCAAAGTCACGTTCAAACTCTTCATCGACTTGCACTTCTGCAAGGATGTTCTTCATCACACTAATCGTGCGGAGTTTGTTTCCTTCTTTGAAGAGAATCGACTGGTTGATACCAGAGAAGTTCTTAAGAAGAGAAAGAGTCTTTTGAGAGAGTTGCATGTTTTTTTCTTGGAGTTTCATAATCAACGGAATTCAGTCAAACCATTATTTTTACGGGTGTAGTGCCCATCAAAATGCAGGAGGAGCATAGCATAGTGGATAACCTTCAAAAGGTCAATCTTATTGCGACCATCCTTCTGACCATAACGAGATCCATACTTTAGGATGTTCGCTTGACAGAAGTTTGTCGCAAGTTCTTTAGCTGCCATCAGATCAATAGTCTGAATGTCACGGTAGTTATTATCACTACCACAATAGTGACTCTTGTAAGTACGAGTCACATAATCTTTAATATCATCAAGAATTTTATCTTCGTTATATTTCCAGAGATGATTAGTAGGTTCAGTCATTTTGTTCGCAATCACAAATTCAAGGTCACTGTGTCCCCAAGGACGCATACCATCGTCAACAGGGATTTTTTCAAGGTTGATGTTTCCATCACTATTTTCAGTCATGGTAAATTGATAAGTGGGTTCATCCATAATGAAGGGAAGGCGCATTTTTACCTTCCCCAATTATATCAGAAAGGTGCTGTGGGAGCAACTTCCTCGGTGGGCATTTGGAAGTCTGCATCCACCTTGTCATACAGTTCCAGGAAGGACTGTTTGGTTTCGTCATCGAAACGGTTGACGCAAACTTGAATCGCTTTGGCTTTGTCACCAAAGATACTGTAAGCACGGATGATGTGAACCAAACGACGGGTAGAAATCACTTCCTCAATACCACCGTCATAGAAGGTCTTACGGATGATGTCAGCCCAGTCAGCAAGACGCTTACAGAACTCACCATCAGTGACCCCAAGAGTCTGTGCAACCTTGTCAAGAATCTTGATCTCATTTGCAACAGAAGGATATTCCTGTTCAAAAGTCACAGGGAATCGTTCAAGGAAAGCTTCGTTCAGAACATTAGTTCCGATAAAACGTCCATCATCAGAACCCTTACCCTTAGTGTTTGCAGTAGCAATCACGTTGAAACCAGGAGCAGGTTTGACAAAACGACCAATCTTCTTCAGGAAGACACCCTTTCCTTCGAGGATCGATTGAAGGCAAAGAATTTTGTTGGAAGCCAGGTCAATCTCGTCAAGCAGTAGAATCGCACCGCGCTCCAGGGCTTCGACGACCGGACCATTGTGCCAAGCGGTTTCACCGTTAACAAGACGGAATCCGCCAATGAGATCATCTTCATCAGTCTCAATAGTAATGTTTACACGGATCAGTTCACGACCCAACTGAGCACAAGACTGTTCCACACCAAAAGTTTTCCCGTTACCACTAAGACCAGTGATAAAGGTAGGGTAAAACAAACGACTGGAAATAATCTTTTTAATGTCCTTAAAATTACCAAACTGGACAAAGGTATCATCTTTTTCAGGAATGAGATTTTGTTGAACTGCAGCAATAACTGCAGGAGAATTATAGGATACTTCCAACTCTTGAATGGTTTCTTTTGTTACTTCCAGATTCCAACGACCACGGGAAACCTTATAGGAATCCAGACGACGAGTGACCGTGGGATAGGAGAGACTGTTCATTGCACAGTAGGCTTTGACATCTCCAGAAGTAATTTCAGATCCATAAGAAGCTTTGAGACCCTCAAGGATTTGATCATCAGTCATCTTGGAACGAGGCATTAGGTTGTGTGTTTCTCAACTGAAGCTATAATACGACAGATGAGTTGGGGTTGGAAGGCCCTCTGTGCAGGTTGTTCAAGTGGCCACCTACAATATGTCTTCCACCTTACCAATGAGATGTCTATTCCAAAAATCTAATATGGAAATTTGAATTTCTGGATCGACAACATATAAAGAAGATAGACACCTTTGTTGGGCCGTTTGAACTTCGATGTGACCATACAAAAGAGTTGTAGCGTCTGTAGAAAAAATATTAGATAAGTTAATAAACTTTTTACCCTTTCCAACAAAAATATTGGAAAACTTTTCAGAATCTTTATATAAATCAACAACAACGAACTTCGTTGGCGTTTTTTTGAATAAACGCCAATATTGGACAAACTTTTTCATTCCACCAAAGTGATACATTAATTTATTGCATTGTTTCAAAAAAGAATCGTCTTCAACATACTTACCACTTATTTTACCAGTCCAAGTAAAATAGTTCTTCTTAGGAAAATTTCTTATACAATCAATTATATTATCATTTTTCCATTCGTATAGATGTTTATACCACTGCAGACTCTTTGGATTGAAGTCATAAACTATTACTTTACCACCTTCATTTAATTTTTGATTCCTAAAGATGTCAAATAATTTAAACCCACTTGCAGTATTCGCAACCAAGTCAAAATTACCTTCATTAGAAATACACATGGTTTCACTATTGAATAACCATATTTGATCCTTCACAGACTTAACATCAGATATAATTTTAGATTGATTCCAATTCTGGCCTTCATATGGAGTCAGAGTTTTAATACTATCCTCAAATTTTTGAGTATCACATTCGGGATAATAATAAAACTTATTTAATCGCAACTCTTCACTCAAAGTAATTACAGGCCAACCGCTCAAGAACATTGACTTTAACAGTTTCCACCCTTGACCAGAATCTGATTGCATTTCCTGTTTACCAGAATATTTTACCCATAAAGGAGTATAGTCATGGTGAAAATTTTCTTCGCTTCTTTCTATTACTGGCAATAGTTGTTCTCCAGAATACCAATCTCCGAACTCAGGACACCCAACATCATTCCATGCGGAAACATTAACTATAAAAAATTGTGGATGCAGTTCTAACCACTTACCAGGGTGACTTAAAACATGACCTGCTACACCAAATTGATTTTCTTTTATAAAATTTTTAATCTCTCTATCAAAATTGAAGCTCTTTAACGTGCATCCCGCAGATTGAATAACACAATAACCATATCCCCTATTCAAAGATTCCCGAAGTATTTCATGTATTTCATCTCTACAGATTATGTCCACATTACCAATGGCTCTTTTTAGATAAAAAAGTGTTGCACCCTTCGCTCTGAGATACATTGAAAATGTATCAATTTCACTTCTCTGATTAAAGACCCCGTAACAAACACTATCTTCCCTACTATTAAGTTGATCAAAAGCTGTTTCTATCAATTCATTGTTAACACATCCATGAACGATAAAGTGATATCTAGGTTCATCACTATTATTATAAACTGCGTGGGTGTTTCCAATATCTAGAAAAAATCCAGTTCCAGGTTTAAACGGAACTTTGCCCCAGTCTCCAAAGTAAAATCCGCAACCTTCTGGATTATTAATAGCTATATTCAAAGGTGAAAAAATTCTACCATCACCATCAGAATGGGGCATAATATATCCACCAGGAGCAAGTCTCATAATCCTCACTCGATCATAATCCTTATATCCCAGACTCTTTAAAAATTTTACACAAGTAGGAAAATATTTACAGACTTCAGTCCACTTATAATCAGGTTCCGTCAATCCATATTGATCATAATTTTCTGTTGCATCATGTCGTAGTCCATGCAAAGTAAGAGCACCCCATCCTTCATGGGAATAACTAAACTTTTTATCCTTCTGTCGATGTCCAACAAAAAGATGATCATTATCAATACACTCTTGATGCATCTTTTCAAAATCGGCATCAAAATCTATCTGAAGAAATGGCCAGTTAGAATCAAATATATCAAACCCCTCCGAAACGCTAGTCGGATACCACTGATTTTCTAACGATGATTCTATAAATTTATTAATTACTTTATTCATGAATTTTAATGTTCTTCACTCTTTTGACTTTAGAGAAAACTTCATTGTTCCACCTCTTTTGAAGTCTCTGATCAAAAAACCAATCTTCTTGAACTGGATGATAATCCAAAAGATCTTTAGTAATCAGAATATGTCCCAGATAATATCTACCCAAACCCAAAACATTTAGATTTTCTATGGGAATTAGTTCTTGAGCTTCTTGACTTATGGTTTCATACCATTGATAAAATTGCATCTCCGTAACTTTCTGTTGTATAGACAGTCCCTGAAAACAAAGCCACGTTTCAGAACTATACATTTCCTGAACTTTGACTTGTTCATTAGTTACAACTCTAACATCATCATCTTGAGCTGCGCTGATATAATCTTTACCCAAAGTATTATATCCAAGGTAAAGTTGGCCCCAAGAAAAATCCGTACTTAAAAATAATTTATCTTTTTCTTCTAATGGTTGTCCTGGGTATGGGGGATAAACAGTTACAACAGCACTATATTGTGGAAACCTATCTTTCGTAGTTTCCATTGCAATTTCTGTTATATGGATATATTCATTTAATTTCAACCAAAGGTTATGAATTTTTTCATTTCTATACAGAGATGCATCCGCACCATATTCTTCAAAAATCTCATGCAAGTGATTTAGTGTGGTTCTACTTATATCTTCTTTTCCACTTAACGATGGCAAAATTTCAAACTCATACCCTTCGTTAAGTTCTCTAACAATTGAATTAAGTATATCTGTTAGTTCACTTAGGTGAGTAATATTTTTGTTTGATATTTTTAAATCTAACCAGGTTCCTTTTTTCCTACGGGTTTTTATTTCGTTTATCCATTTCTCACGCAAACTATTGGGTTGCAACACATACGTGAGTCGGAGAGGTTTCCCATCTTCCAACTCAAACGTATATGTTACACCTTTAGTTTGTTCAAAAAAATTCATAACGAAATTAATATAGAATTATAATAATTTATTCAGTCTCTTGGGGAATCATACTTCTCTCTTGCTTTTGATTCTCTCTTCTCTTTAGAAGTGAATCCATGTTTAGCAACACGAGCATTGCGTATTTTAATACGTTCTTGTTCTAGTTCGCCTTCAGTTTGTTTACGTCCCTTTTCCTTTTTGGCCTCACGAGAACCAGGATATTCCTTACGAAACTTACTGGTTATACCTTGGTACTTACCAGCTCTCTCATACTCACCAACCTTCTTACCCTTCTCTTCAACTTCAGGATCACGAGCACCCTCAGAAAAATCTTCCTCAGATACTAACTCTTCTTTAATTTTTTTTTTTCTAGCTTCAATCTTCTTGTTGAGTGCCATGATATCTTTGATAGTCATCTTACCAATACCAGTGAATCCATCCTTGGAAGGATCTGGTTGATCTTCAGAGTCATCTTCATAACCACCAGCAGAACGAGCAGCACGACGATTCTCATCTAACTCAAGTTCTTCTTTTGTCATTTTCTTTCTTGCTGCCTTAACCTTATCTCTCAAAGGTTTCCTGACAGTTTCTCTTCTATCTCTTGATTGTTGCTTAACAACCGACTCAAGATCATCTTCATCTTCATCTTCATCATCCATGTCACCGAGATGATGTCCATAACGAGGGCTTAGAACACCACCCTTTTTACCTGCAGCAGGATGATCCTCAAGATCTCCATGATCCTTTGAACCAGCCTTGTAACCAGGATGACCCTTACCGCCAGTGATTTCCATAATATCTGCAAACCAAGCTTCACTCATGTTGATGATGATCTTGTCTGCAGATTCTTCTGAAGAAGCGTATCCCTCTGAGATAAGATACTCAAGAACTACCTGATATGATTCTAACGATTCTACCAATTGTTGTTCTTGCAACTTCTTTTCTTTTTCTAAAGCTCTTCTGGTTAAGGTATCCATTTTACAAAGTACTTTTTTAGTTATTTATCAGGCAACTAACTCAATAAACTCTCCAAGAATCTTCTTGTTCATCTTCTTACCCTTCAAAGACTTTACAAATGCAGACTTGATCTGAGTCTTGGTAGCGTCTTCCTTCACTTCAAACTCAGTATCCTGAGAAAGAGCCGTGGAAGAAAGTCCAAAGTAAGTATGGTAACCAGACTTCTTGATAGAGAAGGACTTGGTTTTTCTCCAGTCAGAAGTAACTTTATCCAGTTCATTCCCAGAGTAGCCGTAGTAACGACGAATGAAACTATTTGCATCACGAGACTCAAGGACTCGCATACCAATAAAGTTCACTTCAGGGAACCGATCACGGAGATTGCGAAGAAGAACATCACTGAACTCATGATATTCGTGACCGAACTTATACGTATTACCAGTCTTACGATCCCGAAGGAACGAGTTGTATCCATCAATGCGGTTCAGACCGATATAAACTTCATCAGTCTCATAGCTCAAACGACCTTTGAACTCTTTATGATACTTCAGAGGAGGAGCTTCACCATCGGTCAGAACAACACACTGAACCTTCTGGAGTTTGTTCTCCTTCTGGAACTTAGGAAGAATCTGATGCAGAGTAATCAGAGCTTCGTTCAGAGGAGTCCCAGACAAAGACAAACGACTGGGGTGTTGATAGATGGGAACGTTATTGTAATTCGCAGAGAACTCACAAGCAATCCTCCAGATGTTAACCATCTGTTCTTCAAGAACACGATTGTTAGTCTTACTGGTGAACAGATTCATCAGACAGAAACTTTCATCCACTTGTGCAAGACCGTGTTTCTTAGTGTAGTGGGGATCCATCTTCACCCACTTACCATCCTCATCATAGTCATTCCGACGCCATTCATGAGTGAATGCATAAACCTCAAAAGGAATTGCAACTTTCTTGCAGAACCAAACCAGATTATAAAGTTGTTTGATAGTATCCAACATCACACGAGACATAGAACCAGACCAGTCCAAAACAAAGACTAGACCATGGTTTTTACCATCTGCGAGAGTGGTAACTTTCTTGAAAAGATCTTCATTGTACTTATAGGAATGAAGTTTAGTGCAGTCTAGAACTCCAGTACGAGCAGTTGTTGCACGAGCGTAGGAGTCTGCAGCTTTCTTACACTCAAACTCTTTCACGAGATAGTTGACTTCTTTCTGTGCAGAACGTTTGAACTGAACAAACTCCTTATCGACTTCACCGAAGAGATTTTCATCAGGCATTCTCTCTTCACTCAGTTTCCACCAACGATCAATCTCTGCATGAACTTCAGAGTTAGAAGCAATGACAGTATCAAGATTTACTTTGGGAAGTTCAACATAGATATTCTCACCGAAAGAAGAGTTGGAAACAAGATCCCTAAGGGCTTCTTCAAGGTTATCTGCGGTACGCACTTCAGGATCATACGACTCGCCACCCTGGTTTGAACCAGTCTTGGAGGGTTGATCCGATTGTTGATCAGACTGACCCTCAGAGGACGCCTGGCCACCCTCTCCAGACTCTTGAGGGGAATCCTCTTGGAGGGATTGATCTGCGGACTCACCAGGATCAGAACCACCAGCGTTACTCTCGTGATTATCCATGGAACCAACCTTAGTCTGTTCCTGTTCTTCACCCTTGCAGTATTTGTAGAGTTCTTCTGCTGCAATAATCACATCAGCAAAAGTCTCACAAGAAGCAATCATCTTGACAATCTCCGTTTCCTTTTCGGTAAAAGAGATGTTCAGATAGTTACCAACCTTGAAGAAAAGGTTTGCACGGTCAGCAAGATTGAAAGTAGAAATATCTTCACCTTCTATCTGGAAGAAGTCCTCATCATGAAGTTCCTGATAACCGCCGTAGAAACACTTGTTCAGTCCAGCATACCGACGCTTCATCAGTTTCTCAATACGAGCATCCTCAACCACATTCACAAACTGATGGGGAATGTGTTTAGGGAGATCCTCGTTAGGAGTATAAAGTGCATGACCAACCTCATGGCCCACGAGCATATCATAAACCACACTAGAAGCCTTCTCCCACATTGGAAGGATCAGAACACGAGTATCAACATTGAACGATGCAGTGGAGACGTTCTTGTGTTCCACAACCAGATCTTCAGTTGCGAGGAGACGGGCGAGGTTACCCTTGACTTCGTGGTTAACAGACATGGACTTCGTTTCGTATGTAGCCAATATACGACGAAACCGCCCCATTGGAGCGGTTCATGTGACGCTTTTTGAAGTGTCTAAGGGCTTCTTTTCGCGCCCTCAGTGCTTGCGGTTTAAGTTTTCG